GGGGGTGACCGTGACGGCTGCGACGCCCCCAGCCGGTTTGCGGGGTGTGGAGTCTGCCATCGTTATGCCGGGTTGTAGGCGTAGGTCATCAGCGTCTCGTCGAGCACGTCGCACCCGGCCATGAAGACGGCACGCTGGCGGTTTTCCATCAGGTCGGGGTTGTACCACATGCGCACTTCGTTGCCGGGGAAATCGGCCGTGTTGACCGCCAGTACCAGGTTGCGGCGGTCGGTCAGCAGGCAGAACGACTTGTGCAGCGACGTACTGCCGAGGTAGGAACCCAGACGCACGTCCACGAGCGGTATGCCGTGGTAGGCGAGGCTCGGACGGCCTTCGGTGGTCGCCATGTAGGCGGCATCGGCACTCTTGCCGTCGAGGTATTTCTCGAAAGCGTAGTAGATGTCGGACGTGACGAAGAAGGCGAGCTGCCCGTCGGCCTTCATGTCCTTGACACGCTCGTCGGCGTTCATCCAGAGGTCGTCGAGGACGGCGACTACCTTCCCGGGATCGGAGAAATCCTCAGCCTGGCAGATCGAGTTGTAGAACTTCTCCTGCATGGCTCCGGCCTTCACGGTTTTGAGGAACCCGTCGAAGGTGTTGTAACCCGATGCCGCCGAGGTGTCGCCCACCCACATCGTGGCGCGGATGCTTTCGGCGACGGCCTGTTTGAAGAGTGCCGTCTCGGCCTGTTCGAGTTCGGTGCCCGTCAGGTCGTCCATGTTGACGTCGGCGCGTGCGGCGATCTTTTCATAGACCAGCGAGAAATAGTCGGCGGCCGAAAATCCCAGTTCGGCCTTCACGCGTCCCAGGCTGATGGTCTTTTGCAGCTTGGTCGCTGCGTTGCCGCCCGTCCATCCGGCGGCGGAGTATTTCTGGAGGACGTTGCGCTGTCCGTCCCAGAGCTGGATGGTCGTGGGTACGGGCATGTTATAGAGTACCCGCACGCCCAGTTCGCGGGCGGAGTCGCCGCTCAGGATCGGGCGGAAAAAGATGGTTTCGAGGTCGGAACCGGTGTACTGTTTTGCACTTTCTAAGAAACTCATGGCTGATTTGTTTTTGGTGTTGGGTTATGTCGTGTGTGAATGTCAGATGCCTTTGAAGCGTTTGACGTCTTCGGCGTAGGCGCGTTGGTTCGCCGTCCGTACCGTATCGCCGTACGACGGGTCTTCGCGCGGTTTGGTGCAGGTGGGCGAGGCGTTCTGCTGCGCCTGCCGTATGGCCGTGGCCGAGCGGCGCAGCAACTCCTGCCGTTCTCCCGCGGTGAGCAGTACATTGCGGTCGGCGGGTAGCTCCTCGCGGCGGTTGAGCCCGATGCCTGCGAGCAGCCGCTCCCAGCCGCGGGCGATATTCCCCGCCAGCGAGGGTGCCGTGCGCTCCTCGTTGTCGGTCACCGTGTCGGCGAGCCCTGCTGCGACGGCCTCTTCGGGCGATAGCCAGCGGCCGTTGCCGTTGTTTTCGGCCATCAGCGCCTCGAACTCCCCGGCCGGGCGGCCGGAACGGGCGGCATAGACCGCGGCGATGCGCGTGTCGGTCTGGCGGAGCAGGTCGAGTTTCCCCGCTATTTCTGCGGCGTTTCCTTCGGCGGCACAGATGGCCGTGTGGATCAGGTAGAGGGCGTTGGCCGAGATTTCGCGGCAGCCGGGCGATGCGGCCTGTGCGATGATCGTCGCCGCCGAAGCCGTGTAACCGTAACAGCGGGTGGTGATGTGCGCATCGAGCGAGCATAGTGCGTCGTGAATCAGGAGTGCGTCGTTGACGTCGCCGCCCGTCGAGCGGATGTCGACCACGATCTGCGGGGCGTCGATCCCGGCGATGCGCCGCACCGTGTCGCGGAACTTCTCGTAGGTTGCGACGCGCGCTTCGGGCTGGTCGAACTGCCACTCTTCCGGTACGCCGATGGTACCTTCGATCTCGATGCGGCAGACGCCGGCGCTGTTTTTGATTTGGATTTCCGATTTCATGTTTCAGGATTTGTACGTGTTGTAATAGTAGCTGCGCACCTTTTCGTAGGAGCAGCAGAATTCGTCGGCCGTGACGTGCATGGCCTCGCAGCGGGGTACGCCTTCCTCTGCCAGCCGGTCGATCCGTGCCCGTACGGCCCGCTGTTCGCAGGCCCGCAGGTTGACCAGTCCCAATCCGAACAGCCGTTCGACGGCCTGTTCCCCTTCCAGGCCGCCTATTGCGTCGAGCAACACTTCGGCGAGCCGTTTTTCGTGCCGTGTCATCATCCTTCGCTCAGGCGTGTGAAGGTGCATCTGGCCGATGCCGCCTGCGGGTCGTAGCTTTCGATGGCATGGAGCGTGGCGCGGATTTCCTCGCCCCCGGTGTCGAGCCGGAATACCGAACGCAGGTCGGGCATCCCGGTGCCGGGCGTGAAGAGGCTTTCGAATTCGTGCGGCGCGAGCCGCAGCGAGAGGGTGATGCGCTGGCAGGTGGCTTCCTGTGCTGCCTGGCGGTCGTAGCGATGGTGCAGGCCGCGGATGCCGTCGCGGTCTTCGAAACAGAGCGTGAAGCCCTCCGTCGCTGCGTCCCCCGTGAAGTGGAATGCCGCGAGCGGGTATTCCGCCAGCCCCGACGGATACCCCCAGCGTTCGCCCGCGGGCAGCGGGTGCAGCCCGGCGAAGCGCACGATACGGGGCGTGAAGTTGGTGCCGTCCTCCTGCACGTCATCCCGGTCGCCGACCTGCATGATCTGCGCCGAGGGGGCGTTGGCATAGTGCCCAGCCTCGCTGAGCGTGGGCCGGAAGAGGGGGTTGCGCAATACTTGGTCGCCCTCTCGTGCGGCATAGGAATCGGTGCGGACGCTCCACTCCCCGAAGGGGCTCCCGGCTCCGGCATTGAAACGGTTCACGGCGCCGTCGCTTTCCTGGTAGCCCCATGTGCGGCTTTCGTGTATTTCGGGGGCGATGTCGGCCAGCACCACAGGCTGCGAGAAATCGCTCCTGTCGCGCCAGTCGGCCGTGGTTCCGCTGCCGAAAAATTCGTCGGCGGGTTCGATGCGGACGGTCTTGGTCTCCTCCTCGGTGTGGAACCTCAGGTTGAAGAGGTGTTGCAGCGCTTCGAGCAGTGCCGACTGCCGGATAGGATGCCGGGCGACGTCGGCGAAAGTGATTGCGGAGCCGTAGCCCGGTGCCGACGAGAACCGCGGTCGGAGTGAACACTCCTTGTGGAGCGTGAGCGACATTCCCTCCTCTGCGCCGTAGAAATAAATCCGGTCGAAGAATTTGGGCGATGCGGGGGCGATGCGTTCCGGGGCGGTTCGTACCCGCAGCTCGACGGTCGTCCGTCCCGATTCGGTGACGTATCCGTCGTACAGCGCCCAGTCGCCCGCATAGCGTACCCAGCGGGTGCCGCTGCGGATGAGCAACACGGGGTCGGCGACGGTGCCCGAGGCCGGGGTCGTGACCTGCGCCGTGCGCGCCGAAAACTCCGTCCAGAGAGCCTCTGCCACTCCATCCTTCGTGTAGGCCAGGCGGTACTGCGCCCCGTCGGTGTGGTCGAACACGATAGCCAGGTAACGGTGCCCGGGAGAGATGTCCGGCCGGCGGTCTTCATATCGGTTCGCCAGCGTGAAGGGCATGTCGGCGCCCGTCCCGAGGTAAACCGAGTCGAATCCCCGGAGCCGCTCACGCGTCAGGATACGGTGGTCGGTGGTGTATTTCAGGTAGTATTCGAAGCCCGCACTCACTTCGGTCGTGGGGGTGAAGACGATGCGCCCCTTGTCGAACCCGAAGCAGTTGCCGTTGTTGCAAAGTTCGGGAATCGGCTCCCCGTCGGTGTCGAGCGTCTGCGGCGTAGCCGTTTCGACGATGTTGCCCACGCTGTTGGCCGTTGTGCTCGGGTTGGCCGACACCCGCCCCAGGTGGTTGCCCTGTGCGGTGGCCGGAGCCAGCCTGCGGGCGTAGAAGCCCATCCGCGCAGCAAGCGCCGCCGTGTCGCGCGACGGGTAGGCACCGCTCATGTAAAGCGAGCGGAACTCCGGACTGCTCGTGAAATTGCTTTCGATGCGGTAGCCGGCCTCTGCGAAGATCGTCTCGACGAGCGTCGCCACGTGCAGGAAGGGATGGTAGTCGTCCACCGAGAGGATCCTTTCGGCCGGCAGCAGATCCGACGGGCTGTTTTGTTGCGGGTATTCGTCGCGGCGGATCGGGAAAAACTTTACGGGCGAATCGTCCGTCCAGCTGGCCGAGACGGTCGACGGGAGCAGGCGCGCATGATAATCGATGCCCAGGGCGCTGAACACCCGTCGGGCGGCATTTTTCGCCCAGCGGGCACCGCCTTCGCGAATTTCGATCCGGTACCCTTCGTCCGAAACCTTGAGCAGCCGTACCGTCCCGGCCAGCAACTTCGCCCCTTCGGCCGAGAGCACAGCCCTGTGGAGCGAGGCGTTGAACCGCCCTGAGGTATGCGGGTCGCGGGCGAATCCCAGAAGCGCCTCGTTACGGGGCGTCGCGGGGAGCGTGAACTCCTGCGACCGGCCTTCCCGTGCGGCCTCCACGTCCGCGAGTTCCGCGGCGGCGTAACCCCCGACGGCGATGGGCTCCCCGGCCAGGTCGCAGGGCTTCGAGTCGATCGTCAGTTCCATGGCATCCCGGTTTTACGTTTGGGACGGATTTCGATTTCGAGGCAGGTCACGGCGCCATGCCGGTGCAGGACGCTCTTTTCCGTAACGACGTCGACCGCCGTGTAGCCGTCGTCCTCCGCCAGCCAGACGTCGGGCGAGGAGAGGACTTCGGAAAGCCCTTCGAGGGTCGCCCGGGGTTCGTAGGCCGACACGAGTACCGTCCGCCGTTCGGCACGGGTTCGGGCGACCAGATGCCCTTCGGCTCCGTATGCCCGTTGCCTGATTGTTTCGACGGACTCCGACTTTTCGACCGGGAAGGTGTAATGTTCGATCCCTCCCGCGCTGCTGCGCCAGGCCAGCCGCCGGGCTCCGGTGGGGGCGGAGATGACCGTGTAGGCTACCGAGCCGCAGGCTCCGGCGTCTACGGTCAGTGTTTCGGCTTCGGGGAAGTCGCGCGTGTCGAGCCGGAAGACATGCAATCCTCCCGTGGCCGTGCGGTAGCTTTCGGCGGTCGTGGTCGTCCCCGATTGTGCCGTGACGGTTACCGTGACGGCTTCGTCCGAGAAGAGCGTCAGTTCGTCGCTCTCGCCGTGCGAGATCAGGCGGACGAGCGGCATTGAGGTCAGCAGGGCGAATGCCGTTACGTTTGTCCGGCAGGGGAGGAACGTCCGCAGCGGGGAGTGGACGGTCGGGGCCGTTCCGGTTGCCTGTGCCGCTTGGGCCTCGATGTAGGCCGTCACGGTACGCCCGTCTGCCATGCGGAATCCCGTGCTTCCGGTCGTCGGGACGAACGCGACGGTGCGCCGCAGGTAGGGGGCGGCATCGAACGAGGCGGACGTGACTCCGGCGAAGCGTTTGGCGCCGATCAGCGTGCCGTTCCCCGCATCCGCGATGCGCAGGTCGAGGGTGGCGGTTTCCTGCGTGGTGACGGTGTAACGGAGTTCCCCGCTGAGCGGGGCGTACTCCGGCGGAATTTGTGTGAATGTCAT